GACGAGGAATAATCCGATGGCAGTTTATTTAGCAAATACTGGAGTTCTAACTGTTAATTCGGTAGATCTCTCTACACTAGTTACATCTGTAACAATTAACCGCGCATTTGATGAGCTTGAAGTGACAGCACTTGGCGATCAGGGTCATCGATTTGTGAAGGGCTTGGAAGCTTCAAGCATTTCAATCGACTTCCTAAATGATGAAGCAACAGCTAAGACACTTCAGACACTTCAGGCAACATGGGGAACAAACACCACAGTAACATTCAAGCAGACATCTGCTGCTGTATCAGCAACAAACCCTCTTTACACAATGACATGCTTGGTCAATAACATTACACCTGTAAATGGTGCAGTTGCAGACCTATCAACTCAGAGCGTAACTTGGAATGTTTCAGGTACAATCGCAGTAACAACAGCGTAAGAAACTAACAAAGGGGCAAACTCATGGCAAAACTAAAGATAGTTCGTACAGATGGAAGCGTACTAGAAGGCGAAATCAGTCCAGCGATTGAATACAGCTTCGAACAGTACGCTAAAAAGGGCTTCCATAAGGCGTTCCGCGATGAAGAAAAGCAAAGCGATGTCTATTGGTTAGCATGGGAAGTAACACGCAGGTCAGGTGAATCTGTTAAGCCTTTCGGGATTGACTTCATCGAAACACTTAAAAGTGTTGAGGTGCTTGACTCAGACCCTTTAGCTTAAAGCGCGATCTTCCGTTCACCTACCTAATTGCTAGGCTAAGCATTAGGTTGGGAATCGCGCCACAGCAGTTGTTAGATCTAGATAAGGCAATGCTCGATGCATTAGTGCAAGGGCTTAAAGATGAAGCGAAAGAGGTGAGCGATGCCAACGGAAGTAAAAGGCGCGGTCGAGCTTAGAAAAGCCCTCAGAGCATTCACACCTGATCTTGCTAAAGAAACACAGAAGGAAATTGCTGGAGTCTTGAAGCCTATTGTTTCTAAGGCTCGCGGTTTCATTCCATCAACTGCACCTTTAAGCGGTTGGGCTAAAAGCACTAACGGCACTTGGGGCAACCGAGTCTGGTCATCTTCAGAAGCTAAGCGTGGAGTTGGGTATAAGACCACGCCATCTAAAGTTAATCGTTCTGGGTTTCGATCACTTGCTCGCATTGTCAATGCTTCACCTTCAGGCTCTATCTATGAAACTGCTGGTCGCCTAAATCCACAGGGCAGACCCCAAGCACCATTGGCTAAAGTCGTGGCACTTGGTCATTCTAATTATGGCAAGACAATTCGTTCAGGATCTAAGAGCGAATCATTAAGCAATAATCCTAATGCTGGTAAGCAGTTCATCGATGCTATGAACGAGACTTCACGCATTGTCAATGCTTATCAAAGAAATGAAGGACAGTCAGGTCGCGCTTCTCGCAAGATGAAGGGTCGCGCAATCTTTCGTGCATGGGCAGAAGATCAAGGCAAGGCTAATGCAGCTGTTGTCAGAGCGATTGAAAAGTCTAGAGTTGAGTTCGAGAAAAGGACACAGGTGCGCTAATGGCAGCAGATGTAAGAATTGACATAGCCGCCGAGTTCACGGGCAAAAAGGCGTTCAAGCAAGCAGAAACTTCTACAGACAAACTGACAAAGAATGTCAAGGGTCTTGCTAAAGGCTTGCTTGCTGTTTATAGCGCACAGAAGCTTCTGTCCTACGCTAAGGCATCTGTTAAGGCATTCGCAGAGGATGACAAGGCTGCTAAGGCTCTAGGCACTACTCTGAAGAATCTGGGTCTGGCTTACGGCTCAAACATTGGCACAGTAAATGGGTTCATCTCTCGCCTTGAAATGCAGACAGGTGTGCTCGATGATGAACTTCGTCCAGCAATGGATCGATTGCTTCGTGCCACAGGTGATGTCACTAAGTCACAGGAATTGCTTGGACTTGCACTTGACATCGCGGCTGGAACGGGCAAGTCAGTCACCCAAGTTTCACAAAGCTTGCAGAAGGCATACTTGGGACAAACTCAGGCACTAGGTCGCTTGGGTGTAGGACTTACTAGAGCAGAGCTTTCAACATCAACATTTGAGCAGATTCAAGAACGCTTGTCAGTTTTATTCGCAGGTCAGGCAAGCGCGGCAGCTGATACCTATGCAGGTTCACTTGCTAAATTAACTGTGGCTTCTAACAATGCTAAAGAGACTATTGGTAAGGGTCTTGTCGATGCATTGATGACTGTTACTAACTCCAATTCAACAGATGAGTTTATTGCTAAGATCGATAAGGCAGCGCAGTCGATTGCTAACTTCGTCCGTGAAACAGGCGAGTTTATCAAGATCACCAAGTCAATCTTTGACTTTAAGAATCTAAGTTTCTTCGCTCCATCGGGCGGCTTGTTCGGTGATGGTAAAGGCTTTGGCAACATCTCGATGACAGTATCCTCACAGGATACACAGCGCGCAGATGCTATTGCTCGAAAGAACGCAATGGCAATGACAAAGCTCACAAAAGAGCAAGCAGCAGCACAGGCTAAGATCGTTAAGGATAAGCGACTTGGAGCAGCCATCGATAAGGCTAACCTTGCTCTTAACAAGGGCAACGAAGTCTTTGACATGGAGAAGATCCAGATTGCAGCAGCTCTTACCAATCAGGCTGAACAGTTAGGCAAGGCAACTTCGGGCGCACAGCAGATGCAAATTGCTAATGACATCGCTCGCCTAAATGTTAAAAAGTCAATCCTTGCTCTGGAAGATGCTATTGCTGCCAAAGATGAAGCAGCAATCATTGCAGCTACGGCTAAACTCAATGCAGACTTAAAGGTACTGAGTGCTCTGACAGGTCAAAAAGTTACGCTGACAAGTATCGAATCAATCCTTGCTAGCTTGAAGCCTAAAGAATTGATTGATCAAAAGAACCTAGATGAAGCCCTAGCCAAGATTGCTGAGATGATGAGATTGCTCAACATGGCTAACACAGCAAGCAAGGCAAAAGTACCGACAAGCGGTTCAATGGGATCAGGCATCCCTGTCGGAGATTACATTGCGCCTATCCCTAAAGATGTAGCAGCTCAGGGTTCTATCGGGGCGATTCTCGAATACGCTGAAGCGGCAACGGAACGCGCCAATGCTTTTGCATTGTTGCAAGAACAACAGAATTATGCAGACCTATTAAGCTTGATCGAATACCAAAAACTCTTAGGCGATCTAGGTGGCTACAGTCCTGACATGAACCGAGGTAGAGGTTATGGGTCTGGTTCAGGCGGCAACACAATCATTGTGAACACAGGCGTGGGAGATCCTAACGCCATTGCAGAAGCAATCGACAATGTGCTTCGTGAAGCGCAACAAAGAGGAACGCTGACAGCAGTATGACATGGCTTCCAGAATGGCGAGTTACAGTAGGTGATGATGTCTATACGACAGTCACCTCTGTGTCGTTCGCATCTGGTCGTTTAGACATTGATCGCCAACCGACAGCAGGTTACTGCCGAGTAGAGATTATCAACACAGACAATTCTCCATTTACCATCAATGTCACAGAGCCAATTACTTTAGAACTGAAGAACAGCACAGGGGCTTATGTCACAGTCTTTGGTGGCGAAGTTTCAGACTTTAACATCGGAGTGCGAAGCCCAGAGGAAACAGGCTTTGTTACTACTGGCACGATTCTAGGCATTGGTTCACTTGCTAAACTGACTAAGGCTGTCTTTAACACAGCACTTGCAGAAGGCTTAGATGGCGCACAGATTGCCACGATTTTAGGACAAGCTCTTAACCTGTCATGGGCAGAGGTAACACCGACAGTCACATGGGCTACCTATCCAGCAGATGTCACATGGGATAATGCAGAGTCTTACATCGGCACGATTGACTCAGGCTTTTACACGATGATTGCCCTTGCAGCTAGTGCGACTGCTAAGTCTCAAACATTGGCAGATCAGATTGCTAACAGCGCATTGGGTCAGCTGAGCGAAGGCAAGAATGGGGATGTTAATTATGACGATGCGGATCACAGGTCTAACTATCTCGCAGCAAATGGCTTTACTAACCTTGACGGGTCTTATGCAACACCAAGCTCTATCACCTCAACAACTCAGATTGCACGCATCCGTAACAGCCTTATCTATCGATACGCCACAGGATACGGATCAGCCTATAGCACCTCTGACCCAGACTCCATAGCATCTTATGGACTGTTCGAGCGTTCCTTTGACTCTAACATTAAGAACCTTGCAGACATCACCGACATCGCCTCTAGAGAGTTAAACCTGCGTAAGAATCCACGCGGTTCATTGGGTGCTATTACTTTCCGCCTAGACAACCCAGACATCCCTAGCACAATGCTAGATGATCTTATTGGCGTATTCTTTGGCGAGCCTGTGCAGATCAACAATTTACCTAGCAATTTACTCGGTGGTCAGTTCGATGGCTTTGTCGAGAATGTGGCATTACGAGCAACACCTAGCTTTGTGGAGATTACCCTCTACATCTCAGCAACAGACTTTTCACTATCAACAACCCAATGGGAAACAGTCACCCCTGCCTCACTAGCTTGGACAGGCGTGAATGGTACACTTATCTGGACTAACGCGACTGGAGCACTAACCTAATGGCACTATCACCTAACTTCGGCTGGAACGAGCCTGACAATTCAGGACTTGTCAAGAATGGCGCACAGGACATTCGCACACTAGGCGATGCTATTGATGCTTCTCTTGCTGGCATGGTCGTAAATGCACAGACTGGCACGACATACACAGCAGTCAAAGCAGATGGTCTTAACTCTATTGTCACGATGGACAACGCATCGGCTAACACTTTCCGCATTCCAACAGATGCGACTTATAACTTTCCTATTGGCACTACCTTGCTTGTCTATCAGAAGGGTGCAGGCATCACTACTATCAATGCTGTCACTTCTGGCACTACTACTATTGTCAGCGCAGGCGCAGTCCTTGCTGCTCCAGTCCTTGCCCGTTACAAGTCAGCAGCTTGCATCAAGATCGCTGCTAACTCTTGGGTTGTCGTAGGTGGCATTGCTTAATGATTTCCTCACTTGTCGGGATCATCGCTTCTAGCGGTGCAGGTGTAGCAGGTGGAGACTATGAATCTATCGCTACTGTAAATGTAAGTAGTGCAGTTTCTTCTATTACTTTTAGCAGCATCCCATCGACTTATCAGCATCTTCAGGTTAGATTCATTTCTAAGTTATCTGCTGGAGACGATGTAATCATGCGCTTTAATGGTGATACGGCAAACAATTACTGGAATCACATTGTCTATGGCACTGGCTCGGCTGCTATTGCTGGAGTGCCTTTTGGTGGTGCTTATTCTGGTGTTGCTCTTTATTACACAGGATCTTCATCATCTTTGGCAGGTGGTGTGATTGATGTACTGGATTATACTTCGACTAATAAGAATAAGACTGTGCGCTTCTTAGGCGGCTATGATGACAATGGTAGCGGTAACATTGACCTCGCATCTGGATTATGGTCAGCTACTCCAGCCGCGATTAACTCTATTGTGATTAAGCCAGTATCAGCTAACTTTAGTCAATACTCATCCTTCGCCCTATACGGAATTAAGGGGTAGTCATGCCATCAACATACGAGCCAATCGCTACAAACACATTAGGCACTGCATCCTCTTCAATTACTTTTAGCAGCATACCTAGCACTTACACAGATCTAGTCTTAGTTGCATCTAACATACTAAATGCAAGCAGCACTAACTCTGTGTTTTTGAGGTTCAACTCAGACTCAACCACTAACTATTCCTCCACTTTTTTAGAAGGTACAGGCTCAGCTGCATCAAGCAACAGAGTAAGCAATAGAAATGTTATTGACTCTGGCTACAATGTTGGACTCTCTACTTCATCTGTTGGTCAGGTTATCTTTAACATTATGAACTACACCAACACCACCACTTTTAAGACTGTAATCTCTCGCTTCGCTCAGGCATCAGGTGCAGCCCCGGGAACATCTGCGACAGTATCTTTATGGCGTAAGACTCCAGAGGCTATTACATCTGTTGAGGTTCGATGCGATGTCAATTTCTCTATTGGCTCTACCTTTACTCTCTATGGAATTAAGGCGGCATAATGGCTACTACATTTACTAAGATTGCATCCGTTACAGTCGGAGCAGGTGGGGCTAGCAGCATTGACTTTACTTCTATCCCTAGCACTTATACGGATTTATGCTTAAAGATTTCTTTGCGAGGTACTTATTCTGGTCTTGGAGATAACATAAGATTAAACATAAATAGCAAAGGTGCTAACACAGGTATCACAAACAGAACTTTATTAGGCACAGGCTCAGCAGCGGCAAGCGGCACAGGCGATCAAATGGTTTTCACAGGTGATACCGCGACTGCATCAACTTTCGGTAATGGTGAAATCTATTTCCCTAATTACACTAGCTCGGCCAATAAAAGCATTTCAGCCGATACAGTATCTGAAAATAATGGTACAACTGGTTATAACTTTTTTAATGCGATGCTTTGGTCTTATACGGAAGCAATCACAAGCATCGTTTTAACATCTGCAGCTTCGGCAAACTTTAAACAATACTCAACAGCAACCCTTTACGGCATCAAGAACTCATAAGGAGACAAACATGGCAGACACAAAGATCGTAGTCGATTGCTCTACTGGGGAAGTCTCAGAGATCGAATTGACAGCAGAAGAAGTAGCACAGCGCGCAGCAGATGCTCAGGCGTTCGCAGATGCTAAGGCAGCAGAGGAAGCAGACAAGGCGGCTAAGGCTGCTGAGAAGGCTGCACTATTGTCAAAGCTTGGCATTACGGAAGATGAAGCGAAGCTCTTACTTGGATGAAAGTCAAACTCTCTAAAGCTGCTATCCAACTAAGAGAGCAGATTGATGACTCGTTCCCAGATCGTGACCGCGCATCGGATGGTTGGATCGGTGATACCCGACACGCTGCTCGCAAGT